TTCTGAAATGATTAAAGAAAGTTATGGAGATCGTTGCTGGGTAGAATCAGTAGAAGCTTTTGAACATGAAGCAAATTCTTCAATCTTTAGCAAAAGCAATTAGCACTCTGCAATAATGAACAGAGATATTCAAAAGTTAGAAATGCTCTATGATGCTACCTGTAGAGAGCGGACAGATATTCTTTTGTTTGAACATCTAACCATTGAAAAAGATTGGGATTTTATTTGGTCAAGATTTGTTCTTTGTCAGACTGCAATTTTCCAACTATATGAATCTTTAACACTTCTTAAAGACACGCCTGAACAAGATGTTTATGAACTTGTAATAACAAATGGTTTGAAATTTAAAGTTGCTGTTAACTTCATCCAAAAGCAAAAATTATCAAATAATATCATGATGCTTGCTTTTGATAACAGAACGAATGAAGATGTAGTTAGTTTATCCAACGCCTTTTCGAACACGCAACAACCAATAATGCATGTTTATTTTGAAGACGAACACAAAAATACAAATCAAACAAATCTTGTCAGAAATTATTCAACAGGCGTATTTGGAGGTGTCTTGGATGCAATCAATCAAAGCAAATTAAAAAGATTTGATCATCCTTCAGACATTATGTTTGTCCATCTAGATAAAAGAGAACCGAGACGCTTGAAAATTTATCAAAGATTTTTCAAAGATGCTTTTCCTAAATTTGATAAAATGTTTGTAGATCAAACTGCAGCAGATTATGATGTTGCTTGGTTTTGGAAAAGTTCTGTTGAAAAAAGTATTTTGTAAGCTAAAATTTAACCACATGAATAATAATATTGATATAGAAAAAGAAAGTTTGTTTATTAGCTCAGATTTTTTGTTCAGTACGATCGAGGGGGAAGGCGAATTCGTGGGCCAGCCTTCAATCTTCATGAGGCTCTCTATGTGCAATCTCCGTTGTCCTAGTTTTGCTTCTCCTGCAAGTCCTCATGGTTGTGACTCTTTCATTTCTTGGTCTGTTAAAAACAAAATGACTTTTGCAGAAATCTTCAAGCTAATGGAAGAGCAAAACTTTATCGAGAAGCTCAAGAATCGTGCAATCTTCAAATACACAGGAGGAGAGGTTTTCATTCAAGAAAAAGCCATGCTTCGCTTTACAGAAGCGTTTGTGAGTCGCTATAACTTCCTTCCTCGGATTGATTTTGAGACTAATGCTACTCTACAACCAGACGAGCGCTGGGTAACAGAATTCAAGGCTACCTTTACGACTTCACCAAAACTTTCTACTAACGGAGATCCAGAGGAAAAGACTTATAAGCCAGAAGTTCTCAAATGGCATAGAGAGCACAATTCAGGTTTCAAGTTTGTTATTACTTCTGATAGAGACATCGAAGAAATTTGGAGGAAGTATGTTAATGATGAACACGGCATTAATGTTCCTCTGAACAGAATTTGGTTCATGCCTTGTTGTGGTTCTAGACAAGAGCATATTGAAAGAGCTCCTGCTGTTGCAGAATATGCAAAAGCCATGCATGTCAACTTTAGTCCAAGACTGCATCTGTTAATCTGGAACATGGCCTTAAAAGTATAATGAGCTAAAAAAAAGCAATTTGTTCAGAAACACGAAATTTGCAATTTTTGGTGTTGCAAATTTCGTGTTTCCGTTTAAGTATGCTTATGCTCGTATCAAAATTAAAAGTAGATTCAAATGGTGAAATTCTCAAGTGGCAAAAAATAATTTTGGAGTGCAACATTTGTAAGACCCATCAACGCGGAAATTATAGTGATTTAATAAAAACAGCTGAAAATGTTTTCGTCGAGTGGACATGTCGCAATTGCAAGAGTGAATTACCAGCCACCATAGAATATGCTGGTCCAGAAATATTAACCGTACTAAAAAGAAATAAAAAAGGTTTATTAGTTACCATGCAAAGAATTGATGTAAGGTGTTCTGTTTGTAACAAAATCGTAAATACGGACTATTATAGTCACAAAAAATACATGCTAAGCAAGCCAGCTGGTCGTGCTTATGAGTGTCACCACTGCATACACAGTAGAATCACAACCGAAAGAAACAAATCCACTGCAGGAAAAACGTTTGAGCAATTATATGGAGAAGAAAAGGCAAAAAAATTTAAACAGAATGCCTCAGAACGCATGAAAAGTAATCCAGATTCATATAAGCAAATAATAGAATTCAACAAATATAAAAAAGGTAAAAATTACGTACAATTGTTCGGAAACGAAAAAGCTGAAGAATTATATAAAAAGTTTTCCGTAACACAGAAGAACGTTGTGAGAAAACCGAGATACGGTAAAGACAATCCTCAATTTGGCAAGCCGGCAGCTGAATTTTCCGGTAGGGGTTGGAAGGGTCATTACAAAGGAACATTTTTTAGGTCCGTTATGGAATTATCTTTTATAGTAAATTATTTGAACGCCAACAACATCAAATGGGAATCTGGTGAGCAGACAAAACACAAAATACCCTACCTTTCGACAGAAAACAGAAACAGAAATTACTTTCCGGATTTTATTACCGAAACTGAAATAATAGAAGTCAAACCTAGCAGGTTGTTAAATTTCGGAAACAATCTAAATAAAAAAGAAGCAGCAATAATTTTTGCAAATCAAATGAATAAACAATATAAAATTTATACAGAAAAAGATTTTCGTATACTTTCAAAATTTGAAATATATAATCTTGAACAAACCGGAGACGTAATATTTGCAACAAAAGGAAAAAAATAATTATGCGTATAGCTATTTCGGGATGCCAAGCGAGTGGAAAATCTACACTCATTGAACAATTTCTCAAACAATGGCCAATGTACAAAAAGCCAGAAAAGACTTATAGAGACATTATCAAAGAGAAAAATATTAAACTCAATAAAGAAGCAAGTGCTGAATCTCAGAGAGCTATTCTTGATGCTCTTGTTGATGAAGTTCAAATTGCTTCTACTTCTGAAGACAAGTTCGTAATTTTTGATAGATGTCCAATTGACAATATTGCTTATTCTTTGTGGCACTATAGAAAAGAAACTCCAGGATTTGATGAAAACTTTATCATGGATTGCAAAACAATTGCCGCATTTGCAATGAAGCACATTGATGTAATTTTTTATCTTCCTGTTCGCAAAGAAATTCCAATTACTCCAAGAGAAGGTAGAGAAATTGATGAAGTTTATCGAGAAGAGATTGATAACATTTATAATGCAATGGTTTTGTCTTATGAAAAGAATACAGGAGCCTTTTTTCCTAAAGAAGACTCTCCTGCAGTAATCCGTTTAGACGGACCTCCAGACCTTCGTCTTCCACAAATTAAGCTTTATCTCAAAGACGACGGACGTGGTTTTGCTGAAGAAGACGGTTCTCTAATTGCTTCTGCTGAGATCTAACAAGCAGTCTTGTGTCTAAACACACTAACATAAATTTGTCTTTCTTCACAGAAAGTCCTGATTACTATGAGGATGGTGTGTTTCATGGTGAAATGAATGACGATTCTTTCAATAAAGACAGATTGCAATTGCTACTTCCGAGCTGCGAAGAATTAGCATCTTTCAAAGGCTATAAAGTTTTTAAGAGAACAGATAGCTTCGATGAAGATAACGTGTCATTTTTTCTTATTAAGGATGACCTTATTCAAGGAGCAACAGAAATTATTTCTAAGAAACAGAATAATTTTTGCTTAGGAGTTTGGCAAAGAAAGTCAGAAAGTAACAGAGGTTTATTAAGAAGTTTTTATTTGGAGGGGTTGCCAAATTATTTTTCATCAATAATTTCAGACAAGTCTGCAAATAAGTTCGGTAAAAACTTTTGGAAAAAACTTCTTGAGCAAGCAAAAGCACTCGGACACACGGTAACAGTTCTTGAAGGAAGTTTGAAGAAAGAAGTTCCTTATGATGTTGAGACGTTCGAAAATTTTTGGAGAAACGTCAATCAAGACATTCCCACTTTTGCTGCTTTTGTTGCTTCGAGAGACAGACTGTTTAAAATAACTTTTAAAAATTAGATTATTTTAACTTTAGTCTGGTGCTAAGCTTCTGAAACTTTCTTTGAGTCTTCTGTTGTTTCAAACTATTTTCAGCAGCACTTTCTAAATCTGGAGACTCAAGCTTTATAGCTCCACAATAGGGCATTGGAACATATTTCATGATACTTTTAAAATAGTTATCAATGAATGTTTGAATCTTTTTATTAACTGGCTCTGAAGCCATACAGAGAACTTTTGGAAAAGGACTGGGGGTTTGAGTATAATCATTTTCTATTGCTTTGATGCAATAACTAACAATAAGCTTTCTGCCATCAGCACTATTGAGCATTATGTTGTGCTCTTGAGAGAATTTTATAGCCTTTTTTAGACCTTCTTCGAACGAAGGATAGATATCAATAACACAAACTCTAGCTTTCGGAAAGGTTTTTGTTCTCATGTGGAATATGATAGCACAAAATATTCAAAAAAGCACTATGATTTACGTAATGTCTTAGGAGCCTTTCCGATTCGAAGATTCAGCATGCCGTTATAGAAACTATCGTCGAACAATACCGAACATTCTATTTGCTTTTTTGCTTCAGCATAAGCAAGCTCCCACTTTGATCCACCCCATTCTAAGATTTCAAAAGAAAAGTTTTCTTTTCCATACTTTACAATGTCAGCATTCAGCTCGTTTGATGAGCCAGTATAGGTCCTCCAATCGCTTTCTTTCATTGTTATGCGTTTTCTTGTCTTTCCTTTCAATGGTGGTCTTTTGACTTTGGAAACGCACTGCTTTTTCCCAATATACTTTTTGTTTGTTACTTTGTTTGTAATCAAGTATATCATGCCAAAAGCTTCCGGATCATATTCTAGACCCTCAGAAAGCACCCAATGTCCTAAATCTGCTTCCATTACAATTTGCCTCCAAAATCTACTGGTTTATATTTGACAATCGTTCTTTTACTTCCCTTTGAATTATTTTTTGTGCTGCCTCTACAACCTCTGGAAGAATTCTTTCGATAATTTGACTTTCTTGTTGCTGATGTATCCTCTTCCGCTCCGATATTAGATTGTTCACCAGAGCTCTTCGAACCTCCGCTAGAAGCAGTTTGAAATTGAGGAGCAAGCACACCAGCAGAAGTTCCGGTTTGTGCAGAAGCATACAGACCTGTTTTTGTTGTAAAATTTACTGCAATAATTCCCTTCTTCTTGTCATCTTTTCCTAGAGCAACATTTTCATCTAACAGCTCTTCGACTATTTTTTGAAATTCCATATTACTTTTTACGAGATTTCTTTTTTAATTTTCTCTTTTTGATTTTTTTCAGACCACCTCTTGCAAGAACAGCTCCTCCAAAAATACTCGAAGGGGTGCGAGCATCTCCTGGAGCATAAGAGTCACTGCTAAATTGATCGGCAGTATTAACAACTCCCGGACCAAAAGAAGAACCTTCTCCTCCAGCTGTCATGTCTTCCTGTAGAAGCTCTTCGACTATTTTTTGAAATTCCATGAAAGTATTTATCAAATTGGTTGACTTTTACAATAACTGTTCGACGTTTCTTTCATCGTCTGTTAGCCCTAGCCAAAGCGTTATAGCGGGTCTCAGTAGTGAGATAAACAACAAGGATCAGCGATTCATAAATTAAAAACACATCTCGAAGTGCGCTATTGCGTGACCGTTGTCTAGCGAAAGCTAGGACCACTCAAACAAAATGCTCTTACAGGACAACCGAGGGAGCTTGATAGAGAAAGACTATCTGAAGTTTGTTAACCCGACTGAGACTCGTTTGAAGGAGTAAAATACAGGAGGAAGGTTTTCCCAGCAATGGGGGACCTCCCTCCTTCGATCTGAATTGAGGAGATTATTATTAATTGCTTCTTATAACTTATAAGAATTATATATAATCGCTTTTAACATATAAAATTATCATAAATGTTTAATTTTATCTAAGCTTTTGCTGTTTGGAGGGATTACTTGCTCCTCCATGATCACTGCATCTTCAGTCCAGAAAAATCCTGTCCTGTTGATTTGTCGATCAAACACCCATAACGGGACCTCGCAGAGGCAGAGTCTTAGATTGGCAGCAGCATTCATATCTGCATCAGCACTATAAGAGCACTTTTTACAGAGGAATGTCTTTCCTTTTCTATTCTTCTTGTTAACATAACCGCACTGATTACACCTCTGAGAACGAAACTTGTTAGGAACTTCAGTTACACAGAAACCTTCTGTCTCGCCGAGTCTTTCTAGCTTCTCTTTTATCAGAGTGTATTTCCATCTCTTCAAATACGAAGAGGTGTTTTTTCCTTTTCTTATTTGAAAAATCTTTTCTAAGCGAACTTCTTTTACGTTGCTGAAGTTAAGCTCATTCAAGCACCAATTTACGTAGTTCTTTCGTTCAGCTTGTGCTCTTTTGTATCCTTTGGAATCTGGCTTTCTTCTCGAAAGGGTCTTTTGAATGTCTGAAAGGTCTTTTCCGTGTTTGTTCTTCGGAGTAGTCTGTCCATCAGACATGCTCAAACAAGTAGTGACTCCTTGATCACATCCAACTACTTCTCCTTCAGTCTTTTCTTTTACTTCAATTTCCCAGATCAAATCCACTTCTTTGTCATTTAAAAGCGTTATAGCAGATATCTTTCTTTTAGCACATTTCTTTAAAAGTTTCTTAGAATGCTTGTGGTGATTTAAAGGAACTGCTAGTGTTCCATGATTTCCTGCTAATGAAAGTCTTATGAACTCATCAAAAGAAAAATTAGATCCTTCCTTGTTCTGTTTAAAGACCTTGATAACGTCTGGTCTTGAAATGGTTATTTTAAAGTCGTTAGGAAGAGAAGGCTTAACGAGGGAATTCTTGTTAACTTTGCTTTGGAGGATCTTTATGCTCTTTTGTTCCTTTGAAGAAGCTTCTCCTTTGCTCTGTTTCTTTTGAAGTTTTTTCAATTGATAAACTCTTTTAGAGTGTTTTGTAGTAGCAGATTTTAAAATAGCAAGAGCTTGAAGACCTGCTGTTTGTCTCAACATTCCTCCTAAAGAAGTTTTAAATGTTTCTAAAAAAGTACTATCAAAGAACTTTGGTGCCTCAAAAGATCCTTTAGAAGGATGGTAGTCAGCATATCCTACTGACCAAACATGATCTACTAGCTTAGAAACTAAATCTTTATATTCAAAAATAAAATTGCTCAGAGAATCTTGTTTTCCTTTGTTAGGAAAGATCTTATGACGAGAGGTTCTATAAGAGACCTTAGTCTTTCGAGCTTGCTCGTTTTCAGAGTTTATTTCTAATTCATATTCCATAAGTAATTTCTAGAGAGGACAGCTAGGTTTTATTCCAGCTTAGTTTCTTTGAAGTTGACGCTTTAAAGATCACTCTCTATATTTTACTTAATCAAAATGACTTAAAAATCTTGTTTTGGTCTGAAAATATTTTTTTATACGTTCTAAGATATTTTTATAGATTTATTGGATGTTTAAGACATAGAAAATTTTAAAATTCATGTTTAGTATTTTTTGTTGAAATTCTTAATTTTTGTTTTATTATTTCTTCATGGAAACGTCAGAAATTACAGAATGCATTAATAAACTTATTGGAACTATTAAATCTCTTGAAGGACATATTGATGCTCTTGAGACTGAAAATACTCTTCTTGAATCAGAAAATAAAAGTTTAAAAAACGAGCTTTCGAATGCTTCCTCAAATAATTCTTGCAGGCAAACTCCTTCTTCTGTAAATAATCCTTTAATGAGAAATAATCTCATTGTTGCAGTTGCTCCCTATGTCTTAGAAAAAACTGAAACTGATAGTTGCAGTGTTCTTTCTGAAGCTCTTTCCGAAGCTCATTTGAAGAGAGCTGCTACAAATATTTATAAAGTCGTTGATCGCATTTTGAACAGTCGCTAAGATTTACTAAATGAACGACAGAATCTTAGAGTTAGTTTATGATTCTACAAAGGCCCCTAACTATGATTATTTACTAATTGAAAACGTAGATAATTTTAACTGGGATCGTTTTTGGGATGTTTTTATTATTTGTAAACAAAGTTTGTATCCGCTGTACGAGTCTTTTGAAAAAGTGGATTCGAACGCAAATACTGATTTGTATGAAGTAATTGCAACTAATGGTATGTCTTTTGAGTTAAGCGTAAGCTTTTATGATAAGCAGCATATATATAAAAATTTGTTAAATACTCTTTTTTTGAATTTTGAAGATAGACGTTTTTTAGCTGGCTTGCAAAAAGCTGTTGACGAAACCAATCATCCAATTATTACTATAAATTTTAAAGATTCTGAAAATGAAATAAAAACGACGAACAAACTTGGGAATTATGCTTATTCGGTTATTCAAGGCATTGGAGATGCAATTATAACAAGTCTTCACGAAAGAAACGAAAGGTTTCCTGATATTCTTTACTTCCACATTTTGAAAAGCGAACAAAGAAAATTAAATTTTTTTATAAAAATGATCGAAGGTATATTTCCACGCTTTAAAAATTATTATGTTGACGAAAATTCTAATCAACAATTCAATCTAGCCTATTTTTATGTCTGAAAAATCTTCTGCTGATCTATTTCTCGAATATCACGAAAAAATTGCTGAGTTTCTAAAGTTTGATGAACTCAATTTGAAAGATGCTCAAATGACCCTGGCTTCTGTTAGGCACTATTGGGTTGGCCGTCTAATGTTCCATAAGCAAGAGATTGGACGCTATAAAAAACTTAAAGAATCTGCTTGCAAGAAACTCCGTCAAAAGATTGAACACGAATCTCCTGTTGGTCTGAATGCAAAAACAATTTCAGATTCAATTGCTTCTCATGAAGCCATTGTGAGAATTGATGAAGAAATTGCTAACAACGAATTTCTTGTTGAGTATCTTTCAAAGGTAGAAATGAATTTGCGAGATGCACAATTTGGTATGAATAATTTATCAAAGATTATAATTCTTGAAACGACATGAGTTTATTGACTGAAATAATTGCTAACAATCACATTCTTCAGACCGGTTTGGGCTTGGGAAGTGCTGGCATTATTTCATTTTGGCTAAAAGATGTTCCCGGAAAGATTGTCAATTTCTTTAAGAGAGAGTTTACAACTTCTGTTACGATAACGAGTCAACACAACAGCTTTTATAATTTTTTAAAGTGGATTGAAACAAATTATAAGAATGAAAATTTTCGTCAATTAAAAATCTCGAACGGAAGATGGGGAGAAGAGAATGTTGTATTTACAGTTGGTTATGGTTGGCACGTAATTTGGTTTAAAAGAACTCCTTTGTTCGTTTGGTTAGAAAAAGATCAAGCAAATCAAACAGAAAGAGATAAGGAATTGGTTGTTATAACTAAATTTGGAAGATCAAAAGCGTTGTTTCAGGATCTGCTCACAGAAATTGAGAAGCAACACGACTTGAAAAATAAAGTTAAATTGCACAAATATAATGGAGATTGGCATTGGTTGAAAGATGTCAATAAAAGAAGTCTTGATTCTATTTTTATTGAGCAAGAAAAGAAAGACTTGTTAATTTCAAGAATTGAATCTTTCATTAAGGACGAAAACTGGTACCTTGAGAAAGGGATTCCGTATCAACTTGGCATTATGCTTTACGGACCGCCGGGAACCGGAAAAACGAGCCTCATTAAAGCAATTGCTTCACACTTTAGTTATCCAATTTATTATATTCCGACAAATGCATTTCTTAAAATTGAAGATGCATTTGAAAAATTGCAAGAAAAGTGCGTAATTGTTATTGAGGACATTGATTGTCAAACATTTACGCATTCGCGAGAAGATGATGATTTTAAAGAAGAATTTGTTCACAAGACCAATACAGATAAACTCAAAAGCGGTCTAGGAATGGCTGGATTATCAGAAATTTTGAATGCAATTGATGGCTTTGCAGGAGTTGATGGAAGAATCTTGATAGCCACGACAAATCACATTGAAAAACTTGATTCTGCTTTGCTGAGGCCTGGTCGTTTTGATTTAAAGATTGGTATCAACTATGTTAGCAACGAAATTCTTGAATCATTTTTTAAGAATTTTTTCCCGCTATTTGACAAATCTTTGAAAGATATTAAAATCAAACCAGCTATAACTGTTGCGTCATTGCAAGAAATGGTTCTTGAGAATTTTTCAGCAGAACAAATTTTAGCAAAGATCTGTTATGAATGAAGTTTTATTTGATTATGATTCTGTTGCAAGAAAGCCTCAAATTGTTTCTGAATATTTGGGACAAATTAGAGAGCACTTTTCTGCTGAAGATAAAGCGCTTTTGTTTCTCAAAAGAAGAACCGGAAGAAACATGCCAGTTCGGAAATATGCAATAACAAACAAAGGCAATTTTGATGATCCATTTTTTGAAGAAATTTGCGCAGAAATCAAGATTAAATTTCCTTCTTTAAAACTAAAAGCTTCACAAGCATTTTTAGATGCAACAAAAATTGATTCGTTAGGCGATTCTCCAATTGATCTTAATTTGACTCCGAGAGATTATCAAATCGAGTCAGCAACAGTTGCCCTGCAAAAAGGAAGAGGAGTTATTGTTCTTCCGACATCTGCTGGAAAGACTCTTGTTATTGCTTTGATGGCAAGCACAGTTTTAAAAAATAAAGATTATAACATTCTTGTTCTTGTTCCAGACATTCAACTTGTTCAGCAAACATTTCAAGACTTTTTAGATTATGGTATTGATCCAAGTTTAGTTTCAAAGTGGACCGGAAGTTACGAATTTCAAAATACAAAAATTGTTGTTGCAAATAATCAAATTCTTCTTTCAAAGAAGCAAGATCAAAGTGTTTTGAATAATTTTCAAGTTGTTATTTGCGACGAGTGCCACAAAATGGGAACGGCAGATAAGATAGCCAAACTTATAAAAGATCTTAAGTGCAAACATATGTTTGGCTTCACTGGTTCCTTACCAGAAAACAAATATGACGTTTGGTCTATCAATAGAATCTTCGGACCAATCCTTTATAGAAAGAAATCAATCGATCTCCGCCAAGAACAATTTATTTCAAAAGTTCGAGTTGTTGGTTTAGAACTAGAGTACAAAAATATTCCAAAATTTACCAAGCCTTCAATGTCAAATCCAACAGCTGGTTATGAAGAAGAAACTACTTGGCTTCACACAAATGAGTATAGAAATTCCGTTATTACAAAACTTGTTAATAATCTAGAAACAAATACTCTTATTCTTGTTGACCGTATTGTTCACGGTGAGCACCTACTTGAATATCTAAAAGATAAAACAGAAAGGCAAGTATTTTTCGTGCAAGGGTCTGTTGAGGTTGAGGAGCGAGAGAAAATCAAGCAAATTATGGAGACAACGAGCGGAGTTGTTTGTATAGCAATTTCTAAAATCTTTTCTACTGGCATTTCAATTAAAAATTTGCACAATATTATTTTTGCTTCTATTGGAAAAGCTCGCATTAAAATCATTCAGTCAATTGGTCGTAGTTTGCGCTTGCATCACACAAAAGAAATGGCAACAATTTTTGATATTGCTGATACTTGCTTAAATTATGGTTATAAACACTTCGAAGAAAGGAAAAGATTATATGAATCAGAAAAAATTCCATTAATTTTGAATCAGTTAGTTGAAAAGTAAATTTACTAACATATAGTCTACAAACCGTTATGAAAAATGAAAAAATTGTACCAATTAAAAGAGTAAGGAGAACCAAAGAAGAACTGAAGGATGTTTATATCGATCCAGTAGAAATGGAAAGACAGATTCGGGAATATTATGACACGGATGTTTTGTCTGAAAGTTTGGCTGCTATGGTTCAGATGATTGCTGTTCGTCTCGGACTTGCTCGAAACTTTTACTCGTATTCTTTCAAAACGGAAATGCAGGGAGATGCAATTGTAAAGATGATGACTGCTCTTCGCAGGAAGCGTTTTAAATGCAATTCTGGTTACAATCCTTTTTCATATTTTACTAAAGTTGCTTACCATGCTTTTCAGAATTGTATTAAAAAGCATAAGCGAGACTTTGAAACGCTTAAGAGATATCAAGAAGACGTTTATGAGAGTCATGTATGTAGTGGGGAAATTCCCTGTCGGAAAAATACTCACAATGCGATGAGCGATGATTATACACAAAATGGATACTCTGAAGATTAATCCGAGAAACAATAAGGTTCTTTTCTTTTCTGACTTGCATTTGGGAGTGCATCAAAACTCTCAGACCTGGCACAATACCGCACTTGGTATTGCTCAGTGGATTAAGAGTGTGATGAAATATCATAAGCTAGATACAATCTTCTTTGGAGGAGATGTCTTCCATGATCGACACGAGATTGGTGTTAATACTCTGCATGTTGCTAAGAAATTTTTTGATGAATTGCAAGAGTTCGAGATTCATATGATTCCTGGTAATCATGATGCATTTTTGTCTTCAACTGTTGAGATTAACTCGATAGAAATTTTAGAGAGAAGTAACGTGCATGTATATTCTACACCAACGACTCTTTTGGTTGGAGAAAAGAAGGTTACGTTTTGTCCATGGAAAACTGATACAAGCTTGTTAGATCAAGCAGATATGCTTCTCGGTCACTTTGAAATAACCAACTTTAAAATGAACGCAACAAAGATTTGTGATCATGGCGAGTCTTCGTCTGAGCTACTCAAGAAAGTCTGTGCTGTTGTCAGCGGTCACTTTCATTGCAGAGATCATAGAATTTATGAAAATCGCTATGTTTTGTATCTTGGTTCTCCTTATGAAATGGATTTTGGAGACAGAGGTCAAACAAAAGGAGTTTCAATTATCAACTTTGATGACTTGAACGATATAGAGTTTGTTGAAAATCCAGTGAGTCCTAAACATTATCGACTAAAAATTTCTGAATTGATTGAAAAGAAATATCAAGACCTTCCGAGTATCGTTAAAGGAAATATTGTTAGTGTTTATGTTGATACGAAGATTGACACGTTGACTCTTGATATGCTTATTACAAAGCTTACTCAATATGGTCCTCTTCAATTTCGCACAGAGTTCAATATCTTGGACGATGCTCAAATTGATACAAAGGAAGTTAAAAAACTTTCAATTGATATCGAAACAGCATTTCATGAATTTGTTGATCATGTAGAAACGCTAGCTACCAAAAAAGAAGTGCTTGATAAATGTTTAGAATTATATAAAATCTGTCAAACATCTCATGAATGATACAAAAGAAAAAATTGCCGTCGGAATCGTAACCCATGAGAGAATAAGCTATTTGAAGGGTTTACTGAAGTCTTTAGCACCTTGTGAAGATGTTATTGATGAGCTGGTTGTTGTTAATGACGGAAAACCAATCGATGGGTTTAAATTAGACTTTGGAACGTGGTTGCAAAATGAAACTAATCAAGGAGTCGCTAAGTCTAAAAACAGAGCAATGAAGCATCTACTTGATAAAGATTGTGATTATATCTTTATTATCGAAGATGACATGATAATTAAAGATAAGGCAATCTTTCAAAAATATGTGGAAGCTCATAAGGTTAGCGGCATACATCACTTCAATTACGGCCCAGGTTCTCCATTTAACCGCAAACAGACTATTAAAGATTTTGATCTACATAACAGACACTTGCTCGATGAAAAAACTGAACCGAACCCAAAATTAATCGTAGATTATAAAGTTTGTAAAATTGCTCTATACGAGCACACTGTTGCAATGTTCTCGTTTTTTACAAAAACATTGTTGGAGCAAGGTCTGGGCTACATGTGCGAAGACTTTAAAAATTGTTGGGAGCACGTAAGCTCAACAAACTACATTATCAAAGCAGGTTATCATCCTCCGTTTTGGTGGTTTGCTGATCTTGCCGATAGTCATGAGTTGATCGAAGAAGCGCCGGGCGCAATTGAAAATTCATCTATTGCGAAAGATAAATCAGAATGGATGAAGGATGTAATGGCTGGTCGAGAGATCTATAAAAATAAACATGGATATTATCCAAATCAACCTCCTCAATATACACAGGAGCAAGTAATCGAAATTTTAACAAAAATGGCTGAGAAATCTAGGTGATCTTTAGTCGCCTAGATGAATCAGCTAAATATTTTTATATTTTTTCATATTTTTTGTAAAAAATACCATCGTCTGAGATAAGTAATAACAGATGATCGGGAAAGGACAAGAACTAAAAGAGAATGAAATGCACAAAGCATTCAAGTTCCGTTTGCTCCCTACAAAGGAGCAAGAAGTTCTTTTAGCAAAGCACTTCGGTTGCACAAGGTTCATTTACAATCACTTTCTCGAAGAAAAACAAAAGCATTACTTAGAAAACAAAGAGACACTAAAATTCAATGCTTGTCAAAATATGCTCATAAAGCAGAAAAAAGATGAGGGTTATGAATGGCTCAAAGAAGTCAATTCTCAATGCTTGGTTTCTACTCTGTTGAATTTAGAAACTGCTTTTACAGGCTTTTTTAAAAAACAAACTAAATTTCCAAAATTCAAGTCCAAAAAGAACAAAAATTCTTTTCAGATTCCTCAACATGTAACTTTGAAAGAACACAACGTAGTTCAAGTCCCAAAGTTCAAAGAGGGGTTGAAATTCATTAAGCATAGAGAACTAAAAGGAGTTATTAAGAGCGCAAATATTTCTAAAAATCCTTCTGGAAAATATTATATCTCCTTTCTTTGTGTTGTAGAAAAACCAACTAAACACAAAAAGACTGGAAAAAGCATTGGAATAGATTTGGGATTAAAGGACTTTCTTATTACTTCAGAGGGACAAAGATACTGCAATCCTAAGTTCACTAAGAAGTATGAAGCAAAGTTAGCTAAAAAACAAAGAATTTTAAGTAGAAAACAAAAAGGATCAAAAGGAAGAGACAAAGCTCGTTTGAGCGTTGCTAAAGTACACGAGAAGATAACCAATTCTCGTAACGACATGCAACACAAAGTTTCTTCAAAGTTAGTAAAAGACTACGATCTGATAGCAATAGAAGACCTAAATGTAAAAGGAATGGTTAAAAACCATTGTCTTTCTAAAGCAATATCAGATGTAGCATGGAGTAGTTTTGTCTCCAAATTAAAATACAAAGCACACTGGAATGATAAGGAAGTGATCGTTATAGATCGTTTCTATCCGTCTTCCAAAACATGTAGTTGCTGTGATCATATCAAAGAAAGTCTTTCATTAGATGAAAGAACTTGGACTTGTTCAAAGTGCAACACGATACATGATAGAGATGTTAATGCCTCAAAGAATATTTTAAGAAGAGCATTAGCAATTCAATCGGCAGGAACTGTCGATAACAGGAATGGAGCTAAGGTAAGACCAAAGGAGATCTCAAAGGTTTCTAGAGGCACTGGCGTTGAAGTTCTTAAAAAGAAGGGTAGAATTTATACCCTGAAGCCAGTAGGTCTTTAGCCTACTGGCAGTTCACAACAACTGAAGAAAAATAAATGAACGAAGTTATAGTATTTGGTCAAGGTTATAAACTACAACCAGGAATTAAAGTTTTTGTAAATAGTGCAAAGAGGTTTTGTGACAAACTAACAATTCTTGGGAACAATCTTAGTGAAGAGTTGCATTCTTTTATTGCAGAATCTGGTGTCAACTTTATTGATACGCAAGAACTTGTTAAAAAGCATAATGTGAATAAGGACATTTCGCCATATACACTGAAAGTTATTTTCTTTTACTTGTATTGCAAGCATTATTCACAAGCAACCAATGTTTATTTGTGCGATTTTACTGACGTTTTTATTCAAAATGATGTTTTTGAATTAATTCAAAACGAAAAGCCGTATATTACAAGCGAGAATTTTATAACACAAAATTGTCAAACCAATTCTACTTGGCTGAATGTTTGTTATAATCCTGATGCTTATAACCTTCTCAAGAAATACGAAGTTCTTAATGGTGGAAGCATTCTTGGTAATAGAATTTCATCGCTCCAACTTCTTAAGGAAATGTGTGCTGACATGACTCAGATTATTTCACGTATTGGAAATTATCCAAATATTGATCAAGCATCCCTCAATAAAGTTGTTCGATTCGATGCTTTCCGTTATAATATTTTAAACAATTTTGAAATATTCAACCTTGCACATTTTGGCAAGTCCGTTGTAGAAGTTACTTCAGACAATAAAGTAAAAATTGATAATAAAGAACCTTATGTAATTCATCAATACGATGTAATTAAAACCCTCGAAACCTACCTTTATGAAGTATATGCAAAATAGAGTTGACGTTATTATCCTTTCCTTAGCAGCTGATGAAGAGTCTTTCCAGACTACAAAAAAATGCGTAGATTCTTATATTGAATCTGCAGACGAGCTAATCAATAAAATTTATATTGTTGAGACGAATAAAGATTTTAACAAAGATTATCAGCAGCCAAAAGTTGAGCTAATTATTCCTGGAGAAAAATTTAATTATAATCGTTTTTATAATTTTGCTTTGGAAAAATGCACAGCAGAGTTTGTGTTTGGTCCAAATAATGATCTTGTAATTCATAAAGATTGTATTCAGAATATTGTTAAAGAATTTGATTCCAATCCAGACATTGATTCCATTTCACCAGTAGATAGAGAATGGCACCGACACACAAAGATGTTCCTGCCTTCCGAAAACAAACTGTATTATGGTTATGAAGTATCCCTTCATATGTTTGGTTGCGTATTTTGTTGCAGGAGATCGGTCTTCGAAAAAATTGGATATCTCGATGAAACCTTCTACTTCTTCTATCAAGACAATGATTATGTAATGTCTCTAGAGCGCTGCGGACTGAGACATGGTGTATTTACTGGTTCAAGAGTTTCACATCATTCTGGACATTCTAACAGAATTGCTGATGATCGTTTGAAGTACACTCCAAAAAATATGAATAATCAAGGTGATTTGCTTATGCAAAAATGGAATAAAGAACCTTTTAAATCTGGGGGCTACAAACAATTTAAACCTTATAAATGAAAACGATTGCATTCCATTCAAATCAATTAGGTATACGAGGAACAGAAGTTGCTTTGTATGATTATGCTCATTACAATGAAGAAATTTTAGGAAATAAATCTTATATTATTTCTAGTGCAAAGGCAGATCTCGCAACTTTGAAAAAATTCGAAAAGCGCTTTGAAGTATTTTTGTATGAAGACTTCAAAGATTGCTATCAATTTGTTGAAGATAAAAATATTGATTGCGTTTATTATATTAAAGCTGGAGATAATGACGGCAAAGTTGTTCCGAATGCCAAAAATTTGATTCATGTAGTATTCCAAAATAAAGATATTCACGGAGACAAATACGCATATGTTTCAAAGTGGCTAGCGAGCAAAATGAACATGGAAGGTAGTTATGTGCCTCACATTGTTTCCTTGCCAGAACCAAGTGAAAATTACAGAGAAGCACTCAACATTCCAAAAGATAGTATTGTTATCGGAAGATATGGTGGCCAAAGCGAATTTGACCTTTCGTTTGTTCACCAAGAAATTTATAATGTTTTGCAATTTAGAAAAAATATTACTTTCTTGTTTATGAACACGAGACCGTTTGGACCGGAACATCCAAATATTATTCATGTTAACGGAACACATAATCTTCAGAATAAATCTAACTTTATTAACACCTGTGATTACATGATTCACGGAAGAAATCATGGCGAGAGCTTTGGTCTTGCGATTTGCGAGTTCCTGCATGGAGGAAAGCCTGTTATTAGCTGGAAAGGTGGTCTTGATAAGCATCATATTGAATTGTTGAATGATAAAGGAATTTGGTATGAGAACGGAAGCCAGCTTAATGTAATTCTCACGAACCTTAAAAAGCGACATGATAAAATAACTCCTGCAGATTGTAAAACAATCGTTGAACAATTTTCGCCAAAAAACGTAATGAAGCGCTTCGAAGAAATATTTTTAACATGAAATCGATATTTACAACAATTAGTTTAACAGAATTTGGTCTTGATAAGAATTATGTATTTTTGTCAAATGATGCGATTGGAGATACGATTAAAAGAGAAGGTTGCTGGGAAGAACATATTACAGAACTTCTTGTTGGTTATTTGAAGTCAACACATAACTGCTTGGATATCGGAGCTAATTTTGGTTACCATTCTGTAACAATGGGTCTTCTGACAAAAGAAGGATCGGTATTTTCTTTTGAGCCAATGAACTTGTTTTATCACCAAGTCGATGCAAATGCTCATCTGAATAAATTGTCAAACGTCCGTGTGTTCAATAATGCAGTAGGAGACTCAGAGCAGGAAGTTTTTATTCCAGAACCAAATACAAATCCGGGGGAGTCTATCAATCACGGAGATACATCCATATCAAAAAATAATGTTGGACAACAAGTCAAGATGGTCGTTGTCGATGCTTTAGAACTACCTAAAATTAATTTTATCAAGCTCGATGTGCAAGGTTGTGAGTTGCCTGTGTTGAAAGGAGCCAAAAATAAAATTCTGAAAGACAAACCAGTAATGATTGTCGAGATTGAAGATTTTCAATTAGCAAAATTTGGCTATACTCCTGATAATCTTATTACTTTTATTAAGGAAGATTTGCAGTATGATATGTACCAAATGATGACAAAATATCCAGCAGACTTTTTGTGCGTTCCTAAAGGTGCTAAGGTTAATACAAATTTTAAAACTTTTAAATTAAATCAAATATGAAAATTTTGTATTTGACAAAGGGAGATCATGTTGATTATCAAGATGATTGTTTGTTGATTGGTTTAAGAGAGCTATTTGGATCAGACGTTGTCGATTATAATAAGAGAGATCACAATTATGTTTCTTATGATGAGGAAGCAGCAAAGAAGCTCTACGGAATGGGCATGTCTGTTACAAGAATTCTTCCAGATATTGAAGTAGATAGAACAGACATTACTTCGAAGATTAAAAACAAATATTTTGACTACATTGTTTATGGTTCTATTTGGAGATGTAGTGATCACATTCAACAAATTTTAGAATACTATCCGAAGAATAAAGTTATTGCAGTTGATGGAGAAGATGAAACAAATATTCATAAAGTTTTTGATCTCGGTATTTTATACTTCAAGAGAGAGCTTGTTTATAAGCACGAAAGACTATTTCCAATTTCATTTGCTATTCCGACGTGTAAGGTAAATTTTGTTAAAGAAAAAACAAGGGACGTGGCCATTTGCGATCCGAGAGATCGTTCAACTTATATTTATAATAATGAAACAGATTACTATAAAGGTTATCAAGAGTCTTGCTTTGCTGTAACCATCAAGAAGGCTGGTTGGGATTGTATGAGACACTATGAGATTTTAGCAAATGGCTGTTTGCCTTATTTCATAAACATAGATAAGTGTCCGGAACTAACAATGGCTTCTTTTCCTAAACAACTGTGCTTGGATATATTTTCTGATTCTAAATCAAACAGTGCACCTAACGTTTATGAAAAATACGCAAGTAAATTTGAAGAACACTTTCTGAATAATAACACAACGAAGGCAATGGCCTCAAATTTCATAAAAACGATTACGACTCATGAGTATTGAAATCTTTTATCATATGTATTGTGTCAATGATTGTGTTGACAGATTCCTTAAAACATACAACAAAATCCAAGAGTCTGGTTTGCTCGAGGTCTGCAATAATGTTAACGTTGTTTTGGTAGGAGATGATAAGGTCGAAAGATATAAAACAAAAATAAATTTTTTAAAAAAAGTTAAAACCACTTGTTTTTCTAGTGACATAAAAGGAGAGATGAATACTCTTAAAACAATTCAAGACTTTTGTCAAAGTGCACAGGACGTCCAGGTTTTGTATTTGCACAGTAAAGGAGTATCAAGAGGTAAAAATAAAAATATCGAGTCTTGGGTAAACTACATGGAATACTTTTTAATCGAACAATATTCAAATTGTTTAGAAAAACTTAAGGAGCATGATACAGTTGGAGTAGATCTTTATAATAAGCCGATGAATCACTACTCGGGTAATTTTTGGTGGGCTAACAGTAACTATATTAAGACTCTGCCAACTTTTGAAGAAGGCTTGAAGAGAGGTTCTGTTAACGATCCAAGATGGTATTGTGAATTTTGGTTGTTGAATAGCGCTTGCACTCCTTGCAACTTACACACAGCCGGAAAAGATCTTTACGGAGCGGTTTACGAAGAATCAAACTACAAATTGTTAGATAATTATACAAGTGAAACAATTTAATTTAATAGTTGCTAGATACAAAGAAGATGTTGGCTGGTTGTCACAAGTTAATAGTATTCCGAACGAATGTATTTTTGTTTACGACAAGTGTGAGAAATCCTCCAATGCAACAAATAAATCTTTTTTGCTAGAAAATATAGGCAGAGAAGCTCATACCTATATTGTCCACATCATCAACAATTATGATAATTTATCAGACATTAATATTTTTTGTCAAGGTAATCCGTTTGATCATTGCAGACATATGATTAATTTTTTAAATAATGAGCTTCCTGTGCTGAGTGATGCAAAATTTAAATGGCTATGCAACTCACTATTTGATTCTGACCAATTCGGAAAACCACACCACCATATATCTACTGATATAAGAGAATTCTTTCATGCAATTGGACTAACCCTTAGTACAGAAAAATTTAAATTTGGCCCAGGAGCTCAGTTTTTAGTAAGCAAAGAATTGATAATGAAACGTCCTCTGTCTTTTTACGAAAATATATTAAAACAATTTGATTCAAATATATACAAAAAAGCATATGAAGACGATGACGTAAAATCCGGAAGACCTAAGCAATTTTATCACGTTGCAACTATGCTGGAAAGAACTTGGGAACTCATATTTACACATGAATAATATTACAACACATATATATGATAACTTTTCACCTTTACCTGAAGATAGTAGAGGTTGGAATAGTCACGGAATAATATTTGAACAATTGATCGAAAAAAGTAAACCATCTATTATTGTAGAGGTTGGTTCTTGGAAAGGTGCTTCCGCCATAACCATGTGCAGAGCGTTGCAAAAGTTTAATTTAAATTGCACAATTTATTGCATAGATACTTGGTTGGGAGCAGAAGAATTTTGGACAACGCTGAGTCATACAGAAGACAGAAACTTAATGTTAAAGCATGGGTATCCGCAAATTTACTACCAATTTTTGTCAAATATTGTTCACAACAATTTTCAACATTATATTTTACCTCTTCCGCTGCCCTCTAACATTGCCTTTAATGTATTAAAGCATAAAAACATACAAGCCGATTTAATATATATTGATGCATCACATACCTACGAAGACGTATTGCAAGATATCAAAAATTACAAACAAATTTTAAAACCAACAGGCATTATGTTTGGAGACGATTTTGGAGCTTGGCCAGGCGTCAAACAAGCCGTCAGTGAAAGTTTTGGTGACTCTATACAAGTAAAGAATAATAATTACTGGGTGTATGAAAGCTAACATCATAGGATGCGGATTATAAGGAATTACATCTGCCATTCTTTTAAAA